ATTCAAGGAAGCGCCGCCAGAACAGTTGCGGCGTGGAACTTTATTACCCAGTTAGAACCCACCGAATATGTAGAATTGATGTGGGCAACAGACGATACCAGCGTTAGAATCCTCGCAGCCAGCGCCACAAGTGTCTGGCCTGCGATTCCTTCGGTCATTGCGACCTTAACACAGGTCAACAACCTGTGATTTCTTCCCTCACCTCCCCACAGGAGTAAACGACGATGCCTCTAGATAGCGACATTTTCAACGCGGACGAGCAACTCCAAGTCGAGTTCTACATCGCAAAGGATGTAGACCCGAAGTGGGACGGCAAGCCGTTTGTGCGTATCAACATTCCCGGCGACAAGACAACCATCATCGAACAGCCGATGAATGAAGACCACAAGCGACGGTTTCCGCGTCAGTATCTCTATTTTCAGATGAAGCAAAACGAGAATGATGTCCCTGCAATGGGTACGTCTTTTGATGTTTGGTTTGCTGAAGGCAACGGCGATATTACTAAAGGTCAAGGCGAGGAACTTCGCATCTTGAAGTTCCAGACTGTAGAACAGGTTGCCAATGCCTCTGACGCGCAGTTGCAGCGCATCGGCATGGGCAGCGCAGGTCTGCGTGAGAAGGCAAAGGGGTTTCTCGCAAAGCGGAATCGCTCGGAAACCGAAAATCAACTAGACGATACCAAGAAACAACTGGCAGAACTTCAGGCGCAGATGGCAGCGTTGATGACGCGCAAGGCTGGTCGCCCGAAGAAGGAACCCGTTGCGGAGAGTTAACGAATGAGCACCACAACCATGTTGGCGTTGGTTCAGCAGGTCACCGCTGAACTGGGTTTACCGATACCGGCTACGGTGGCGGGTAACCCCAATCAGGATGTGGTGCAGATTCTTGCCCTGATGAACGCCTCGGGGTACGAGTTGATGCGGCGTGCTGACTGGCGCGAACTGACCAAGCAGTACACCTTCTACACCGAGGCCATTAGCACCACGGGTACATGGACGACCTCGGCATATACCATTACCGGCATCCCCGATACCTCGCTCATCGACTCGACCTATCAGGTGCAGGGCGTTGGCATCCCCAATGCCACCTATGTGACGGGCGTGCTGTCTCCCTCGGCTGTCTCTATCAACTACGAGCCGACAGAGGCGCAGGTCGGTGGCGGTCTGGTGTTCCAAAAGGTCAAGTACGGCCTGCCCTCGGATTACTACAGCAGCGTCAACCGCACGCATTGGGACAAGAGCAAGCGTTGGGAGATGCTCGGCCCAGAGTCGCCGCAACAATGGGAATGGCTGCTCTCGGGCTACATCTCGACCGGCCCCCGTATCCGTTACCGCCTGCTCGGCAAATACTTCCAGATTTGGCCCGGAATGAACGCTGGCGAGTTGCTTGGCTTTGAGTACCGCAGCAACGCATGGGCAGAAAGCGCGGCGGGTGCTGCCAAGACTTCGATGACGGCAGACACCGACACCTGCATCTACCCTGACCGTGTGATGGTGCTGTCTACCAAACTCAAGTATTTTGAGGCGAAGGGCTTCGATACGACCGCCATCTTCCGCGACTACCTCGCTGAACTTGAGACGGCTGTTGCACAGGATACGGGCGCTGCCAACCTCTCGTTTGCCCCGCGTCCCGGCACGGTGCTTATCGGCTACGACAACATCCCTGACAGCAACTACGGGTACGAAAACTGATGGCTGTTTCTCGTCGCCTTGTTCAACGCGCTGCGGCAAATGTCGCAAGCCTGCCGTCGCCCGTGGGCGGTTGGAACGCTCGGGATTCTCTCGCCAACATGGCACCCACGGATGCCGTGCAGTTGGACAATTACTTCCCCGGCGTATCCAATGTTGTCCTGCGCGGCGGCTATGTGAAGCACGCCACGGGGTTTCCCGACGATGTAGAAACCCTGATGACCTACAGCGGCGGCACCTCTGACCAGTTGTGGGCGGTGTCAGATGGCAAGTTCTACAACGCTACATCTGCGGGTGCTATCGGCGCTGCGGCGGTCAGCGGACTGACCAACTCCAAGTGGGAATACACCAATGTCACGACCGCAGGCGGCAACTACCTGTATGCCGCTAACGGTGTCAACACGCCGTATCTTTACAACGGCACCACTTGGACGAGCATTACGGGCGCGTCTACGCCTGCCATCACGGGCGTTACGACCACTACGCTCAACTCTCCGACGCTCTTCAAGAACCGTGTGTGGTTCATCCAGAAGGACACGCTTAAGGCGTGGTACCTGCCGACCTCAAGCGTTGGCGGCGCGGCACAGGTTCTTGACCTGTCATCCATTGCGCGTCTGGGCGGCGTGTTGGTGTCGATGGCCTCGTGGACAATTGACGCTGGCTACGGCGTGGATGACAACCTTGTATTTGTCACCGACAAGGGCGAGGTCATTGTCTACCGTGGCACCGACCCCTCATCTGCCTCCACATGGGCGCTGATTGGCGTGTGGATTGTGGGTGCGCCTATCGGCACCCGCTCCCTGATGAAGTACGGCGGCGACCTTTTGGTGCTGACGCTTGACGGGCTGATTCCGATGGCCTCGGCGCTTCAATCCTCGCGGCTCGACCCCAACATCGCGCTATCGGACAAGATACAGGGTGCGTTTGCGGCGGCTGCTGCGGCGTATAGGGACAACTTCGGGTGGTGCATGTTGTACAACCCGAAGAACAACGCCCTAATCGTCAATGTCCCGGTGCGTGAAGGCGCACAAGAGCAGTTTGTGATGAACAACATCACGAAGGCGTGGTGCAGGTTTACAAACTGGAACGCTTTTCACTTTGGGCTTCTTGACGACACTCCGTACTTTGGCGCTGCAACTTTCGTGGCAAAGGCTTGGACAACGGGTAGCACCGGCTACATTGATGACACAAGCAACATAAACGGCAAGATTCTTCAAGCCTTCAACTACTTCGAGACTCGCGGCGTAAAGAAGATTTTTACACGCGCACGGCCTAGCATTTTCAGCAACGGCACCCCGTCTGTGCGGGTCGGCATCAATGTCGATTTCAACATTTCAGACAATGTTGCCCCGATATCGTTTTCTACTCCGCTGACTGCCCTGTGGGACAGCGCGTTGTGGGATACGGCTGTGTGGGGTTCTGACCTTGAGATTCAGAACAACTGGCAGGGCGTTACCGGCGTTGGCTACTGCGGGTCGATACAGTTTCAGAGCAGCAGCAACAAGTTAGCGATTCAATGGGCCTCAACTGATGTGGTGTATCAACTCGGATGGGCTGGCATATAACAAGCGGCCCCGAGGTGGGCGAATGGGTCTGTGGGCATACGGGCGGCGGGTATCACGCTGAACGCTCTAACGCCATCGGATTGCGTAAGGGAGAGAACATTGTCGGCGGCGTGGTTTACGAGAACTGGAACGGGCGTAGTGTGGTTTGCCACATCGCCATTTCTGACCGCTTAACCCCCGCTTACATTGCAGCCATGTTTGACTATCCTTTCAATGTCTGCGGGGTTGACAAAATCATCGCCCCCGTGGGCAGTAAAAACGCGAAAGCCATCAGGCTTGTGCGTAAAATGGGTTTCACCGAGGAAGCGCGTCTGAAGGATGCCGACACCGACGGTGATATTGTTTTCCTGACCATGACACGCGAGGCGTGTCGTTATTTAGGACACCGTTATGGGAAAAAAATCACCGGCACCGCCGCCAGCGCCTGATTACGCGGGTGCAGCGCAACAACAGGGCATTGCCAACCTAGAGGCGGCGCGTCTTACTGCGCGGCTATCCAACCCTAATGTCATCACGCCCCTCGGTGGTCAGCGTGTGACCTACGGGCGACCGCAATTCAACCGCGCTGCGTATGACGCGGCGATGGCTAACTACAATGCGCGTCAGGCGCAAAAGCCTAGCGCACCGGCTACCGGCGCACCGCAAGGCGCACCCTCAACCGTTGGCGTTGGTGGCGGTGCTGCCATGCCCACAACGGGCGGCGGTGGCGTGCAGATGGGCGGTGGCGGTATGTATGGCGGCGGCGTTGACCTCGGCGTTACGCCGGAGCCTATGGCATCAAAGGCTGACGGTATGCCTGCTGCGCGGCGCGAGGCTTTGGGAATAAGCGATGACCGCGCATACACGCAAGGCGGTCAAACCGACTTCACCACGCTCCCTACTGGAGCGCAGGTTCCTACTGCCATGCTTATCGGCGGCGGTCGCTTTGATGCGTCCGGCATGGGGCCGGGACAGACGCAACGGTTTAATCAAGGCTACGGCGGCGGGGAGTATCTGGGCGATGTAATGCCCACCCGCGAGATGTTCACCGAGATGGTGGACTTGGACACCCCGACGGTTGAGCAGTACCTGACCCCCGAGGCACAGGCGACCCTAGAGGCGCAGCAGCGGGTGGAGCGTGCGTTGTCCGGCCTTGGCGAACAGGCCATCGGGCGCGTGCAAAATGTCTACGGCACGGATTTCACCCCGCAGGGGCTTCCGGCACAGCAGTTCCAATTTGGCGGTTATGGAAACCTGCCGACCCTTCCCGAGTTGCAGGGTCGCGCACGCTCTGATGTGTCGGCGCTGCCGGTTAACTTCGGCCCCACGGCAGGACAGTACGGAATGGCTGCGGGTGGCCCACAAGGGCTAAACTTGCAGGGCTTGGACACAAGCGGCATTAGCGGCGTGCAGACCGGCGCAGGCCAGTTTGGCACGGCGCAGGGTGGCCCCGCTGCCCCTACCCTTCAAGGGCAGTTGGACACCTCGCAACTTGCCGCAATGCCGGTTGGCGCTGGTATGACGGCGCAGCAGGCCATCATGTCGCGCCTCGACCCGCAATTGCAGCGCCAACGGGCGCAGTTGGAAACCCAACTTGCCAATCAGGGTTTGGTGCGTGGTGGCGAGGCGTTTAACGCCGCCATTGCCGAGCAGCAACAACAGGAAAACGACCTCCGAACGCAGGCCGCGCTACAGGGCATTAGCCTTGATATGGCGGCTCGTCAGCAGGGGCTAGGCGAGGCACAGGCTCTGGGCGGCTTTGCCAACCAAGCGGCTCTGGCGGGGTTTGGCGCGGGTCAGCAGGCCACGGGCGCACAAAACGCTGCAATCGCTCAAAACGCTCAACTGGCGCTCCAATCGGGTCAGTTTGCCAACCAAGCGCAGGCGCAGCAGTTCGCGCAGCGGCTTGCGGCGGGTGAGTTTGGTCGAGACGCGCAGATGGCATCCTTCCAGACGGGACAGGCGGCGCAGGAAGCCGTTAACCGTGCCATCGCGCAGAACTTCCAACAGGGCTTGGGCGCGGCGGGTGCGTACAACGCTGCTGCCGGTCAGCAGTTTGGGCAGGAGATGGACATTGCTGGGCTGTATAACGCCTCGCTTGCCCAGAACCAACAGGCGGCGTTGCAACAGGCGCAGGCTCAAGCGGCGCTCCAAGCACAGGGCTTCAACCAAGCGCAGGCGGCGGCAAACTTCCAGAACGCCCAGCGTCAGGCAGCGTTGCAGGAGCAGTTGGCGCTTCGGGCGCTCCCGCTTAACGAGGTCGCGTCCATCATGGGCGGCGCACAGGTACAGATGCCGCAGTTCCAAGCCTATCAGGGCGCAGAGGTTGGGGCGGCTCCCATCTTCGGCGCTACGCAGGCGGCGGGTAACTTCGCGCAGCAGAATTATCAGAACCAGATTGCGCGCCAGAACGCGCAGATGGGGCTGTACGGTAGCCTTGCTGGCATGGCTGGAACGGCTCTTGGTGGGCCGTTGGGTGGCGCAATTGGCAAGAAAATGTTTGGAGGTTAACCGATGAGAACCCCTTACCAAACCTTTAACGCTCCCCCCATGATGAACGGCGGTCGCGGTCAGCGCATGGCGCGTATGCTCCAGATGCAGGGCCAAAGCCAGCAGGTGAGCAACAACGCAGGGGCGCAGAGCGATATGCAGTATTCGCCCCCGCAAAACGCTGCGGACATCAACCGTGCGCCGCGTCAGTTTCTGCGGCAGTACCCGAAGATGCCGAAGTCGCCGGGGATGACCAACCCGCAGGGTGGCCCCGACCGGGGAGGATTTGAATATGGCGGTTAAAACAGTTTCAACCTTTACGCTCCCAGACGAATACCAGCGGCAAGCCTCCGAGGCACGCCGTCGTCGCCGTATGGCAGAGATGTTGGCGCAGCAGGCATACCAGCCGGGGGACATCCAGAACGCCCCTATTCCTTCCGCAGCGCCTTTGGTTCAGGGTCTGCAAGCGTTCCTCGCCGCCCGTGGCGAACGTAAGGCAGAAGAAGCCGAGAAAAGCGCAATGAAGGCGCAAACCCGTGAAGCGCGGGATTTCCTGCGTGCGCTGACCGAGCCTGCCAAAACGATGACGTTGGGCGAAGTTGCGCTGCAAGACATTGAGCAGATGGGAACGCCGGAACTGGTCGATGGGCGCATCCAATATCGTAAAACGGCCATGCCTGCGCCTACCCCAGAGATGATGCCGAAGGGTGTTCCGCAAGTGAAGTTGGGTCGCAGGCCCGAGGAAGACCAAGTTTATATGCAGACAAAGACGGGTCGAGAAACCGACCCGCAGCGCATTGCCGCATTGCTTGCCAATCCTCAATACAAGGCTGAATTTACGCCTGAACAAAAGCGTGCGCTTGCCCTTGAGGGGATGCTGACTAGCCAGAACC